AACGGGTTGGATACCTGGCTCTTGAAGAGTCCAACCGACGTACTGCACTTGGACTGATGTCCGCATCAGTTGGTAAATCACTACACATTGGAGAACATGACCGAGCTACTCTCACCCAAGCGTATCAGGCTACTCTTGCTGACTGGAATCTCTTTCTTTTCGATGGCTTTGGTTCTTTTGATCCTGATATCATCTACAACCGAATTGAGTACCTGGCAACGGGTCTTGATACAAGGGTAATCTTTCTTGATCACCTCTCCATTCTATTGTCTGGTCTTGACGGTGATGAGCGCCGCATGATTGACACAACTATGACCAAACTACGTTCACTTGTTGAGCGTACAGGCATAGCATTATTCCTCGTCTCCCACCTCAGGCGTACATCATCCGATCAAAACCATGAGGAAGGAGCACGTGTTACACTTGGACAGTTGCGTGGAAGCGCAGCGATTGCACAACTATCTGACGCTGTTATTGCGCTCGAACGAAATCAACAGAGCACAGGCTCTGGAGCTAGTACGACTGTCCGAGTCCTTAAGAATAGATATTCTGGCGAAGTTGGCGTCGCATGTCAGCTGAACTATGATCTAAACACCTGTAAATTCAATGAAACTCAAGCACCCAGCGACGACTTCGACCCTACCGCCGACTTCTAATGGTCAGCGTTATTTGCACTTCCCTACTGGCAAGATCTTGCAAGCACCTAACCCTCCCACTCCTGAGGCAATTGAAAAAGCTCAGTTCAAAGACAAGACCTACAGCTGGAATGGTCGCTAAGCTAATCCTGATTGATGGATTAGTACTCATTACAAACTTATTCATTTGTGCTGGTGTTGTAAGACATTGGAATGACGTTAATTTTTGACTTAGAAACCAACGGACTTTACAATGATGTTACCCGCATCCACTGTCTGGGTATCTATGATACAGAGACCGATCAAATGCTTACATACAATGATGAGGGCAATACAGAGCCACTCACTCGTGGTATTCAAAGACTTGAGGATGCCGATCAAATAGTCGGACATAACATCATCAACTATGATCTCCCTGTTATTCGCAAACTTTACCCTTGGTTTAATCATCGTGGTAGGGTTCTTGATACTCTGGTCATGAGTCGCCTCTTCCATGCAGATATACTGAAGGTAGACCAAAGACGTGAGTGGAAGAACATGCCCGTACAGTTGTACGGCAGGCATTCACTAGAAGCTTATGGATACAGATTAGGAGAGTACAAAGGATGCTTCGGTAAAGACACCGATTGGAAAGAGTGGTCCCAAGAAATGGAGGACTACATGATACAAGATGTTGTTGTCACCACCAAACTTTGGAAACATTATCTACGCAAATACCTGATTGGCTGATTCTAGAACATGATGTAGCTACAATCCTTACCGAACAAGAAATCCATGGATGGTACTTTGATGAGCCTGCTGCATGGCAACTTGAATCGACTCTCAGAGGCGAACTTGAAGAGCTTAATCAATTACTACGCAACAGGTATCCTTACGTGGCAGGAGCGGAGTTCACTCCTAAGCGACCTAACAAAACCCAAGGATACGTGTTTGTTGATGGAAAGGGAGCTACTTTCACTCGACTGAAGGAGTTCAACCCAACTAGTCGTGACCACATTGCATGGGTCATGAAGACACACCATGGTTGGGAACCCAAAGAAAGGACTGCATCAGGTAAAGCTGTTATTGATGAAGTAGTCCTCAAGGATATAGGCTCAGAGGAAGCTCTGCAGTTCTTTAGATGTCTAGAGCTTACCAAGCAACTAGGCATGCTTTCTGAGGGCATCAACGGGTGGCTAAAGCTCGTTCGTAACCATCGCATACACCACCATTGTTCAGTCGCTACGAACACATTCCGATGTGCTCATCGTAAACCAAACCTTGCACAAGTTCCTTCAGATGAAGCTTTTAGAAAACTATTCAAAGCGTCACCGGGCTATGTCATGGTGGGCGCAGACCTTAGTGGGATTGAGCTGCGGATGCTTGCTCACTATCTTGCTCGCTATGATGGCGGACGTTACGCAGACGTACTCCTTAACGGAGACATCCATCAGGAAAACGCTGACAAAATAGGCATCAGTCGCCGCCTCGTTAAGACAGTAACCTACGCCTTCTTGTATGGTGCAGGTGATGCAAAAATCGGACTATCTTATGACCCACAACTATCGTCGTCAGCCGCTAAAAAGAAAGGCGCTGAGATCCGTCAAGCTTACATGGATGCAATTCCTGGACTTGAGAAGCTGGTTAATGCGGTTAAGTCCAAGGCGGAGTGTGGTCACATCAACCTGTGTGACGGTCGCCGCTGCGCTGTTGATGGTAGCCACAAAGCCCTTAACTACCTACTCCAAGGGAGTGCGGGCATCATAGCTAAGCGATGGATGAAGATAGCTAATGATGGATTGCAAAGTCACACTCATCAGCTAGCTTTTATTCACGACGAGCTACAATACGAAACAACTCCAGACCGTGCAGAGTTTCTCAAGCATTACCTTGAGAGATGTGCCGAATCAGCTGGAGAATATTACAACCTCCGAATTGCCATCAATGCTGAAGGCAAGATCGGTTCCACCTGGGCAGACGTACACTAATGACAATTCCTAATTTCAAAGATCCCTATGACTGGGAAGCATTCACTAGTATGTTTGATGCACGTTGGCATTGCAAGAAAGCTTTACTTGATCGTGTAAAGGACGATATGTTCCCTGGATACAGTTGGGATCAAATTCAAGGAAAAACACTTGAAGTAATCAATGACATCGTGCAATCTCTGTTGTATGATGTAGAGACTGAATTCCAAGAAAAACATCCTGAGTACAAACGTGATTTGGATGACATATTCATTCCTCGTCGTTCATTCAAACAGGACGTAACAGAAGCACTCAAAGAAGCTCTTAACACAGATTCCACCAACTAATGGCAACTAAATCTAAAACCTCTCTTGGTCGTGTTGAATTTCAATCCCACGCCAAGTTCAAACACACCCGTCAAGGTAACGGAACACGTAGCCTTCCAAAGCGTGGTAAAAAACTACGCCGAGGACAAGGTAAATGAGTCTACTAATTGATGCAGATTATATCGTCTATAAATGTTGCGCAGCTACAGAAACAGAAATCGACTTCGGTGAAGATCTTATCGTCGTCACCTCTAAGTTCAGTGAAGCTCTCGAATACACCGAACGAGAACTCTATAACATCGCTACTGACCTTGGATGTTTTGATGACTCTGTTCTGTTTTTTTCTGATAGCATCAACTTCCGTAAATCTATTGACCCAGCTTATAAAGGACACCGCAACCGCAAAAAGCCGTGCGGCTACAAAAGGGTCATCAATGCGCTCAAGCTCTCGTATCCGGTAGTTATCATGCCGGAGCTAGAGGCTGATGATGCGCTTGGTATCTACGCAACACGTGAAGAAGGTCACATTATCTGCAGCCCTGACAAAGACATGCGTCAAATACCTGGACAGCTATATGACATGTCTGATGGTGTTGTAGAAATCACAAAGGAAGAAGGTGACCGATGGCACTTGATTCAAACAATGGCTGGTGATCAAACAGATGGCTATTCAGGTGTACCTGGTATTGGAATCAAACGTGCAGCAGCATTACTCGATGAACACGGTGATACCTGGAAGACTGTTGTAGATGCCTTTGCTGATAAGGGTCTCGATGAGTCAGTTGCATTGCAGAATGCACGATTAGCAAAGATCCTACAGGCAGAGAACTATGATTTCACCAATCAAACAATCAAACTTTGGACCGCCACCAGTAATAACGGATCTGAAGATGGAGCAGAACTTCAAGCTACGTCAGATTGAAGATGCTCTCCGTCATCCAGATTCCCAAAAGGAAGACATCATTACTATCTTCCTAGCACTACAACGTCAGTGCTTTGTCCTTAGCAACAACGTTACTAACTTAGTCTCTAAATGGCCAACACCAGTACCTACGGTCCCGACTACTACCGACGAGGAAACATCCAAGTCTGGGACTTCATCCGAGACCAAGGACTAAACTTCCACCTTGGTAACGCAATCAAATATATTTGCCGAGCAGGCTACAAAGAAGATCGAATCTCTGATCTTCGTAAAGCAATCCACTACCTACAAAATGAACTCGAAGATGCAATCCTTTCTGAGCAACCAAGCGAAAGAGTTTCGCCGTGGTTTCCAAGTGATGAACAGTACGACGCCAGCTTCACGGAGTATGCAACGGAGTTTGATCGTTGAAGAGTTCAAAGAGTTCTTGGATGCAGAAAATCAATTGATTATGGGCTTGACAGTCAACGCTACTGACTGCCTCAAAGAACTTGCTGACCTTGTGTATGTCTGCTATCAATACGCAGAGAACCTTGGTTGGGATCTAGATGAAGCCTTGAATCGTGTACATGTAAGTAACATGTCCAAACTTGGTCCTGATGGTAAACCTATCCGCCGTGAGGATGGTAAGGTTTTGAAGGGACCTAACTATCAACCACCAACTCTTACTGATCTCGTTTAATGAAACCCTGCAGCTCCTGTAAACAGCACCTGCCTTCAGATAGATTTAGTCCAGATAAATCAAAATCAACTGGATTAGCTTCTATTTGCAAAGAATGTCGAAATAAAAGGTATAGCACACGCTATAGTAAGCAATATCGTGACGCAGCCTTAAAGAAAAAATATAATATGGAGCCTGGTGATTATGATGTTATGTTAGAAAGTCAAGGTGGAGTGTGTAAAATCTGCCACTCTACTGAAACTGGTCGTGGAGATCAATGGTTTGTTGTAGATCATTGCCATAAAACTAACAAAATCAGAGGATTGTTATGTAACACATGCAATCGTGCCTTAGGTTTATTTAAAGACGACATTTCTTATCTCGAACAAGCAATCCACTATTTAAAAAATGTCTAACACCACCAAAAATTTGATTGCCCGTACAGGACGGGTTGACTCCTGGCTTAACAATCCTGACTCACGGCTGCCCGTCTCCTGTACCGTCTTTGTCGTGGAAGACACTATGGAAGGAGAAAATGGCATTGAAGCCAGTTGGCGTTTCGTCAGTCATGCGCTCCGCTATGGTGCAGGAGTTGCTGTCCACCTTAGCAAACTGCGACCACGAGGAGCTTCGAATGGCAAAGGACTCGTAGCATCAGGTCCTGTTTCCTTTGCTAAGATTTATTCAACTTTGAATGAAGTCCTCCGACGTGGAGGCATCTACAAGAATGGCGCTGTCGTTTGTCATTTGGATCTCAGTCATCCAGATGTGCTTGAGTTTATTAGTGCTGATAGGTCTGATCTACCTTGGGTCAAGCGTTGTGTCAACATTAACCACTATTGGTGGGAAGAGGCGACGCAGGAAGTTAAGGATGCGCTCCTTGAAGGCATCAAAAAGGGTGACATCTGGCTAAACAAAACAAAGGTAGATTCTAATGGAAAGCGTATCCGAGGTAACGTATGCTTGGAAGTTTACTTGCCCTCACGAGGCACCTGTCTACTGCAACATGTTAACCTTGGCGGATGCGAGTTCGATGACATTCAACGTGCATTTGTCAACGGAATGTCCGAGTTGTGCGCCCTCCACAGCAAAACAGGTGTTGGCGAAAGCCGAGAATACCTGCCTTCAGAGACTGATCGCCAAGTCGGTCTCGGATTGTTGGGACTTGCCAACCTTCTCCGACGTGAAGGTGTAACATATGAAGAGTTTGGTGAGGCTCTCGAACAGGTCAACAGTGGTAAACCCTACATTGATACTGCAGCCACCACTCTTGCTAATGAGATGAAACTTGGTATCGAACAAGCTGCACAGATTGCCCGAGTCCATAAGATGGACCGTGCCTTTGCTATTGCTCCTACTGCTAGCTGCAGTTATCGTTACACAGATCTGGATGGCTTCACCACCTGTCCTGAAATTGCTCCACCAATCGCACGACAAGTTGACCGAGATTCGGGAACCTTTGGTGTGCAAAGCTACAACTATGGTGATGTAGAAATTGCCAGTGAAGTTGGCTGGGATGCTTACTTCAGTGTGGCAAACGGCATTGTTAAAATGCTAGATAACACGGGACTTCTTCACGGTTATAGCTTCAATAGTTGGTCCGATGTGATTACCTATGACGAAGCGTTTATCGAAGAGTGGCTTGCATCTCCGCAAACCTCCCTTTATTATTCGCTACAGGTAATGGGTGATACTCAGGATAAATCTAATGCATATGCTGCGTTGGAGGAATCAGAAGTCAATGATTACCTGGATGCGATTCTTAATGACCCTGCTCCAGATTGTAATTGCGGCGAATGAACCCTTATCAAAAACTCCTTAATCGTAAACGGAAGTGGTCTCCAGTACAAACCACTGCCGGTACTCTTGCTGAAGGCGCGGAAGAAACCATCTACCGTGCTTTGGCAATCCGACACATGGAACTCCCAGTCGGTGATTTTATCAAAGACGGTCTTAAAAATGAAGTACCAGAAATGGCAAGGGATCTCCTTCTGTCCAATATCAAGGACGAAGAAAACCATGACCTTGCACTCGGTTACATCGCCAATGCTATCGGTGTTGATAAACAAGCTGAAGAGG